TGTCATAGGTTGACTGCGGTCAGGAATTCTTGGAATAAATAGACGCAAGCCCACTTGTGGCCCAGTGCGAGCAAACAATGCCGAGCTACATTCTGTTCCTTTGTCAGCTTTGCGCCCTTGCGTTTTACCTCAATCCAGAATGTTCTCCCATCCGGCGAAGCGCATATAAAATCTGGAACGCCTTTTAGTTGGGTCGTCCTGCAATCCATCCGACTGTGAACAAAATACCAGCGGCGGCGGATAAGCTCGGCAATGATTTTGTCATGCAGGTCTGATTCCTTACGAAAAGACGGCATTTCGTTTTCGCTACACTTCGGCGCAACCCTCGCCTCCATCTCCCTGAACTGTTCGGGCGTAATCATTAGCGTCGGTTCATTTCAATATACGACTGGCAGTCGCAGAAACACTGTTCGGAAGCCCGGCGGATGTCACAGATTTCAGGTAGCGATATGTGCCGGATTTTTCAGGGTCAGGCGTCGAGCCAGCGATATATCCGATTGCCATGTGGCAGCCGCCTTCGAGTTGTTTTGCTGTTGCCGTCATTGCAGCCAGTTCGTGTTCGAGTTTGCGACACAGATATAGAGCGCGGTTCGCATCTGTGCATTTTTGCTTGGTGTATTCCGGCGTCAGCTTCAGCAGCATTAGCAGTTCATCGGTGCGTGGGGTCGGGACTTCCGAACCAGTCGCTGATGCCAACGCCTTTACGCCCACAGTTTCGGGCATGGGAACGCAATGTGGATTGCCGCCGCCATCCGTCCAGGCGATGCCGCCGCTTGCGCCGGGGTCAACTGCGATTATTTTTTTCACTCGTCCCTCCCCTTGTTCTTCGCCATTATTTCGCGGCTGTCTCCGTGGTAGATGGTCACGGATGCGTCTTGGTAGTAGGGTTTGGGTTGGCCTGCTAACAAGACGCTGGAGACCAACGGCGGGTGCGTCTTGCGCTCCACCGTTGTCGGCTGTTCGGATGTTGCTTCTACGTTCATCGCGTCGTTTCCCCGCCGTGGCTCAGTTCGTCGTTAGGCTCTTGTGCCTTGCGCTGGAGTCCAGCCAAGAAGTTGCAAGCAGCGGTTTCATCATGCCACCAGTTGTCATCACCTTGGATTCCGTTAGTCCAAGTGCCGCGAGTGGTCAGATAGTAGCTGCCGGTTGCGTCGGCTATGTATGCGCCGCGACATATCTCGCCACGTTTCCGAGGGCGGTCTGTGTTGACGACAGCCGAGCCTAACAAGGCGCTGGAGACAATCGGCGTTGGACGTTTTGATTTATTCATAAAATCGTTGGTTGCTGGACATCGCAGGTCGCCGATGTCTCAGCGCCCACGTTAGACGGCTCGGCCACGGTTGTTTTTTCTTCGGGAGCTTTTCGAGCGGCGTCTATTGCCGCTCGGACGTTGCGCGTGTTGCTTGTTTGGTCGCTTGGAAGCTCCACCGACCATGATTTCGGCACTTCGAGTTCGTAGCCCCAATTGTCCAGCCAGTCGAGTCGAGCGGTATCAGCCCCGGCCTTGTTGGATTCCTGTTCGAGTTCGTGGACTACCAGCTTTAGTTGCTTGTGCCACATTGCGAATTGACGCAGCAAGTCGCCGTTCACACACTCCCAATGGAGCGCGTTGTTCATTCCTTTTTCTATGTATTTGAGTTTTTCGATTGTGGTCTTCATATTTTTAAGGCGGCGCGCAGGTGTTTTATTATCGGCCATTCTTCATCGCCCCCTCTTGATAGGATGTTCCCGATAGCGTCCACTATTGCGGCTTGGCTGGCGTTCAGTTCGAGTTCCATTTTACGCGCCTCATCATAAAGCGCACCTGATTGTTTTGAGAGTGCCGCCGCATCCGTTCGAGGAGTTTCAGACGGAGGACTTTCTCCGCGCTCCTCGCCCTGTTTCCAGTGTTCCAGATATTGCTGTGCGTTCATTTTGTTGGTGGGTTTAGGCGCGCATATTCTTCCGACCATTGCCGGATTGTTTCATCGTTCATGCTTCGTTCACGACCAAATGTGGACGGCAGATTGATGCTTGAGTGCCGACCACCAGCAGTCGAAAAAGTCAGCCATACGCCATCTTCGGATGATTGGATTGCTAGTTTTGGTGATTCTATCAGTATTTTCGTTTTCATTTTTGGTTATCTTTCGTTCGCCGTCTAACAAAACGCTGGAGCCAATCGGCACCGTTCCTGCTGTTTGCGGGCGCGCTTTGTGGTTTGGTTGTCATGGTTGCATGGCTGAGTCTCGCCCCGGTGCCGATGGCTCAGCTAAAATGTTAGCCCTCCGAGCCACACGCTTTGGTTTGCGCGGGCGATTCGGCTTCATCACCAAGGATTACGATGCGCTGGCAATGTTGACAAAACCAAAAGCCTGCGCTTGCCAACGCGGTCAGCGAATATTCTGTTTTCTCTTTAGTCAACATAGCTTGGGGGAAAGTCTTGGTCGCTGACCTTTGCCGCACTTTCAAACCGCGTGAATTCTTTACAGAATTGCAGCATGACATATCCGGTCTGACCATCGCGGCATTTTTCCACAATCAGCTTTACGGTTTGCTCATTCGGGTTTAACTCACCCTCGTTTTCTAGTTTCCAAAGGCTGTCCGCGTCCTCGGCGGTTGCTCGGGCGTGCTTGGTTTCGCCGGCGGCATTCACCTGTGACAGCAGAATCACCGGCACGTCCAGTTCCATCGCAATATCTTTGACGCCTTTGGAGATTGAAGCAATCCGGCCCTCTTGGTTGTCACCTTCGCCAATAAGTCGTTGCTGGTAATCAATCACAATCAGTTTGATGGCGTGCTTTTGATGGTGGCGGCGGGCGATGGCTTTGATTTGTCCGATGGTGAACCCGCTGGCGCGTTCGATGAATAGCGGCGCATTGTTCAGACGGCAGCAGGCGGCGGTGATTGCTGGCATGTCGTTTTCTTTAACTCGGTGAAAATTGACGCGTGATTCAGAACAGATTGAGCGGACGACAAGTTGAACGGGCCGCATTTCAGCGGAGAGAATCAGTGCCGGGGTTTTGTTGAGCGCGGCGCGGACGGCTATATTGACGGCCAGCGCGGTCTTGCCCCGACTGGGCAGCGCGGCGATCACAACCATTTCTGCCGGGTGCAATCCATCCGTGAGCCGGTCAAGGTCAATCAGGCCGGTTTCGAGGCCGGTGATTTTGTCACCGTTCAAAAACTTGGATTCAATCTTTCCGATTGCGGCATGGACAAGCTCTTTGATGCCGCTGGATTCGTTTTGCGCCGGTCGGATTTGAAGTATTTTGCTTTCGATGCAGTCCAGGATTTCGTGTGCGTTGCCGGCTTCGTAGGCGGCTTGAATTGATTCAGTTGACGCAGCGATTATGTCCCGGCGAATCTTTTGCTCAATCAGGATGTCCAGCACGGCGGGCAGGTTCGCGCTTGAAGTCACCACGTCCTGACACGCGCATAGATATTGTTCGCTACCGATTTTGTCCAAGACGTTCGCATCTTTCAAAGACTGGCGCACGGTGATTATGTCCACCTCGTCAGGTCGCATTGATGCGATGGATTCCCAAATTGTGCGGTTGCGCAGGTCGTAAAAGTGTGGGCCGGTCAGGACGGCAGACGCTTCCGCGATGGACTCAATCGGAGTCGTCAGGCAACAGCCGATGACGAACATTTCACTTTCTGGCGAGTGTGGAGGAAGTTTGTCCATTATTATCCCGGCATTTGCAGGTAAGATTTTTTCGGCCTGGTTGCGGTTCCGTTATTATGTGGCGGCGTCATGGGCCTTCCGTCATTGTCCCACCATCCTCGAACGCGAAGGGCGTATTTTTTCCATTTAATTTGATGCCAGCCTTTTGCGTCTTGCGCGAGAAACTTGTCCTTTGCGAACCATTCCGCTGAGATGCCGCAATGCGGGCTTTTGCAGAACTCCCAAAATTCTTCCCATGTAGGTATTTCAGAGAGGGAGCGAGGGCCTTCTTTCCCTTCTCTTCCTTCTTTCCCTTCCTTCTCTTCTAGGTGAGCGGGCGGTGAGTCGGCGGTGAGTTGGCTGTTACCATGCAAAATAATCCATCCAACCTTTTCAGAACAAAGCACTTGTAACGCCCTTTCAACCTCTTTTTCTGGCCTTCTGAATTTCAAAGCAAGGTCGCCAACTCCCCATGCACTCCCCGCCATGTCACCGTCAGACGTGAGCCAGCCGTTACGGGAGCGTTGCTGAGAACAGGCTCCGACGATGCAATGCCAGATTCCGTAAATCGCCGCCCCGTCAGGTTCAGCCATAATGCGGCAAAATCCCATGCCGTGCTGTTTGTTAGGAACGCAGACAAAAGAGCAGTTCGCGCGCTGGCGTGAGCGGTCATTCTCAAAGTGAGAGTTCCAATCTTTGATTTGGAAAACGGTCATTTTTGCCACCATGCCCTTCCTTTTGAAATTGAGTCGTGGTTATTGTCCATAGCATCACCAAGTTTAAGATGGTCTGGATTTACACAGGCCGGATTGTCGCATTTGTGTAAAACAAAAACCCCCATCGGGATTGCGCCGTTGTGCCATTCCCAAGAAAACCGATGAGCATAAATCTGTTTTCCTGTTATTGGCTCGCAGAAAGTTCCGTATCCCTTTTTGTTCCTTTTTGCACCCATCCAAATCCAACATCCATCCGGCGTTTTTTTAACCCGCCCCCAAAAACGCACCCGCATCGGATAAGAAGAAAGGGAATTATCAATTCGTTCGTTGATCGTTAGCATATTAAAAACTCAGAACGCCCGCCAACGTCTGCAAACCGGCACAGTGAACCCCGCGAGGAGTTCGCAGGTCGAGCCGTGACGCTGGCGAGCGTTCAGAAATTTCAATGGTTGAATTTATCATGGTCACTGTTTTTCTCGGCGGTTTGCAAACGCCGGTTCTTTAACGAACACCCCAACCCTAACGAATGCGGCGGGGAGAGTCAACACACATGTTTTGCTATGTGCAGGACAATAAATACTAAGGGCCACTGCCAAGCGGCTTCCAGAAACAAAACAGGTTAGCAGGTTGTGTTTTTGT